AAGTCTCGCAAGTCTCGTAAGTCCCGCAAGTCTCGTAAGTCTCGTAAGTCTCGCAAGTCTCGTAAGTCTCGTAAGTCTCGTAAGTCCCGCAAGTCTCGTAAGTCTCGTAAGTCCCGCAAGTCGCGCAAGTCCTCTAATAACTCCATGGAGGGCGGCAAGAATAAGAAATCCCGTAAGAAGAAATCTAAGAAGTCTGTAAAGAAGTCTGTAAAGAAGTCTGTAAAGAAGTCTGCAAAGAAGTCAATGAAAAAATCTAAGAAGTCTGCTAAGAAGTCTGCTAAGAAGTCTGCTAAGAAGTCTGCTAAGAAGTCTGCTAAGAAGTCTGCTAAGAAGTCTGCTAAGAAGTCTAAGAAGTCTAAGAAGTCTAAGAAGTCTAAGAAGTCTAAGAAGTCTAAGAAGTCTCGTAAGCATTAATATATAGTATTCTATTCAATAAATAATTAAATAAATAGTATTTTTTTTTAATTTGTGTAAATATATATATATAGAATTTATATTTATATAACTATAAATGAAAGAGTATTATAGTATATTAGAAATAGATAAAAATGCAGATAAAAATACAATTAAGAATTCTTATAAAAAATTAGCATTAAAATATCATCCTGATAAAAATACTGATAATAAAGAACAAGCAGAAGAAAAATTTAAAGAAATCTCAGAAGCCTATGAGGTATTAAGTGATGACCAAAAAAAAAATAATTATGATAATGGGCAAAATATTATTATACACAATCATAATCCTTTTGATATATTTGAAAATATATTTAGAAATCATAATACAAAAATTAATATTAATATAAGTAATATTAATACTAATTTTTCGAGTACTAATACAAGTACACAAATAATAGGTAATAAAAAAATTACAAAAATTCAAAAAACACTTAAAACCGAAAATGGTACTCAAACAGTAGTAGAAGAGAAAATAGAATATATATAATACTAATCAGAATCAGAATCAACTACCTTTTTCATTTTTTTTAATCTGTTTTTAATATTCATTAATTCATTAGGTGTTGGAATTAACATAGGTACATTTGTTTTTTTAATCGGAGGTTTTTTAATTATTATATTACCTCTTCCACTATTATTTGAATTATTATTTGAATTATTATTTGAATTATTATTATTATTTGAATTATTATTATTTGAATTATTATAATAATTTCCTTTACCCTTTCCTTTACCTTTACCTGAACCAGTATTTATATTTTGTATTGTATTATTATAAGTACATAATGAATTACAAAAAACACATTTTTGTACAATTAATTCTTTTATATTTGTATCAGATTTTTCTTCATCATCACTATCTAAAAGTATACATTCATTATAATTAAATTGAGGAAAAACACGACATTGTAATATTATCCAATTTAATCCATATGTTTTTTTTTCAGTATTAATCCATATATCTTGTAGTTTTATTAATAAAATAATATCACTATAAATCTCTACATTTATTTTATTTAATATTTTTTTATTCTTATCAAAAATTACCATATCTTTATCATTATTTTTAAATATATACTTATTTTGTTCTCCTACAAAACTACTATGTAATTTATATTTTTTTTTTAATTTTAGTTTTATTTTATCACCTGTTTCTATTTCTATTTTTTTTATAAATTCACTTAATATCTCATTTTTTTTATTATGATTATTTAACTCTATAACAATATATCCAGAATTTAAATTACTTTTTAGCTGATTTTTTGCGGTTTTAATAATTATACTTTTTTTGTTTAATAAACAGTTTATTTTATGATTATTTTTATAAACAAATATATCTGATAATGTTAAATCATAATTTAACAAATCAATACTTTTGAAATACGACATTCTTTAATATTTAAATCTTAAAAAAATCAATTTATATAATTATTCTATAATTAAAATATAAATTCATATTATTTATTTTATTAGATTTATAAACAATTTTACATATATCACTTTTATTGAATCCATAAAATTTTACTAAAGGATCTGTAATTTTTATTTTTGCTATCTTACTTGTTTCAATATTTTCAATATTTTCAACTAATTCTATATAAGGTACATACTTATGCTTACTCAGATTAAATAATAATTGTTCTGAATTAAAACAATTATTTTTTTCTATTTTCTTATTTTCAAAATTTATTAATAACGTATTATCATCTAGTTCTAAATCTTTTTTTTCTAATTTTTTTTTAAAAATAATTGTATATTTATCAATATTTATAATATAAGCACCCTTATTATCTATTTTATGTATTTCATCCATATTCATATTAATAAATTCTTTATCTAATACATTTTTTATTACTCCAAATGATTTAGCATTAATTTTTACTGGTGTATTTTCATTTATAGTATATTTTCTTCTATAAAATAAACCATAATTTGTTTCTAATAAAGTATTTAATATTTTATTTAATTCATTTTCTTTTAAAAAATTATCACTCATATAATATATATATATATTTAAAAAATTGCTTCAAAACCTAATTTCTCTAAAAATGTATCTTTTTTATTATTTATTTCATTTAGTTCATTTATTTCATTTAGTTCATTATTTATCTGTTCTTCTTTATTATTTACTTCATTTATCTCATTATTTATCTCTTTATCAATATTAGTACTTTTTATATATTGATTTAGTTCTTTATTACAAGTTGTTTGTTTAACACACTCGTTAGTATTGAGTTTAGTTTCGGAAACATTCCAATCTATTATTAAAATATAGTTACTTTCATCCTTTAATACTTCAAATATTCCTCTATCAATTATATTTTTCTTTTTATATATAACATTAAATGGTTTAAAATTAATAGTTAATGAGTCCAATAACTCATCTATTAATTTATTATATTCACTATCATATATAACTGCACAATCCTTACCCTCATCTGCAGATGTTTTAATATTATTATAAGCATTTTCTATAATTATTCTAAATAACTGTTTTTTTTCTTTTGATTCTCTATTTTTTTTATGTCTTTCTTTTTTTAAATTTTTATCTTCAGAAATCTTTTTACAATAGTCAAATAATTTATAATAATCTAGCATATATTTATATATATATATATATAAATATATTTATTATTTAATTTCAAACACATTTTATTACAAATATAATTAGTAAAAATATAATTAGTAAAAATATAATTAGAAAATATAATTAGAAAATATAATTAGTAAAAATATAATTAGTAAAAATAATTTATATATTTAATTATTTAAAATTGATTTAATAATAATAATTAAATAAATGGAAAATCTACTTCTAAAAACCGGATTTGATAATCTGGAAAACGATGATTCTAATCAAGAGGTCCAATTACAAATGATTGCATTACTTACAGTATTTATGGAAAATGCAATGAAAACTGCCGAGATTTATACAAAAGAAGCTAATCGAAAAGTAATTACATCACATGATATATCATTAAGTTTAAAAAGAGAACTATTTACATTTCTAGATAATGAAGATATTGAAGAGCGTTCATTAGAAATTTTAAATGAATTTAAAAGTGAGTTAGAAAATCATAACGAAACATATAATGATGAAAGTGATGAAGGTGATGAAGGTGTTGAAGGTGATGAAGGTGTTGAAGGTGATGAAGGTGATGAAGGTGATGAAGGTGATGAAGGTGATGAAGGTGATGAAGGTGATGAAGGTGATGAAGGTGATGAAGAAGAATTTACTATTTGTAATTCGGATTGTAAGATTTGTCAAGAAGTTAATATGTATGCTGAAAAATGGAAAACTTGGCAACCAACAAATAACATTGAAAAAATATTATGGAGTGGAATTAATAAAATTGATGAAAAATTCAATCTTAATTAAAGTAACATTAACAATTTAATACTCACAATTTAATATTAAAAATATTTTTTTTCTCTTTTGTTTCTTCAATTTCTTCAACTTCTTCAATTTCTTCACATTCATCGTCATCTTCTTCATCTTCTTCATCTTCTTCATCTTCTTCACAACAATCGACCTTTTCTTCAGTACCATGATCATTTTTTTGTTTTATTTTTTTTTCATTAAATGTTGTATTAGTATTATCTTCTTCAATGTAATTATATTCATAAAAATCGTCATTATCATCATATGTTTCTACATCATCTTCTGGATAAGTTTCATCATCTGGGTTTGTCTCATTTGTTAAATCCGTTTCATTACACAATAAAATAGTATTATTTATAGTATCATTTGTTTTATAAAAATTATTTACATATGTATTATATAGATTTACTATATTTAATGTATCATAAGTAATATCTTTTTCTTTTATAAAGTTATAAATAAATAACTCATTATATAATATATTATCTTTTTCTAGAATAAATTTTAATATATTTATATATTTATTTATATCATTTATATCAAGTTTACAATTATGCTCAATGTTATTTAATTCATTTATTACAGTTTTTAATTTTTTAATATTATTAATATCCTTACATGTAACAATATTAGCAATTGCATCTATTCGCGTTGCATTTTTAATAAATTTATAACCTAATATTTTAATATAAATCTTATCATTTTTTTTTATATTCATAATTATATCATTATTTTGTGTATGTTTAGCAATAATTATTCTTACAGGAATAATAGTTTTATTATTATGTATATATTTAATACAACACATAATTGCTATTTTATTTATTGATAATACATCTACTAAATATATATCATCTATATTTGGTTTAAATACATGAGCACTACATAATACTTTATATTCAATAAAGGGTACAAATATTATAGCATTTAGAAAACCTTGAGATTTTTTTAATATTTTTATACTTTTTTCTTTTATATAACCATATTCAAAACATTTATTTTCTAAAGTTTTTAATTTTATTTCTAATATGTCCTCAATTCTATTTACCGAATTTAATTCTTTTATATTAATTGATATTTTATGAATAAACTCGACAGTATTAAAAATCATTATATTTATTTATAATCTATATTTTAAATCAATTTTATAATATTCCATTCATCATTACTCTCAATTTCATACATTTCTACGGTTGTTGTATTTTTTTGAGTTACATTATATGGTATTAAATTATAAATATAACTTACATTATCACATATCGAGTATGTAGTTTTTATACTATAATAAAATAAAAACATATAGTAGAAATAATAATAATATTTATATAAGTAATAAATATAATATAACATAAATTTTATTTTATTTCTAATAAATATATATGAGAAATTATTTACTATTTGATGATTATAAAAATAATTCAAAAAAAATAGGTGTTATTTATTTAAATTGTAAAAAAACATATAATAAAAATAAAAATAAATTAAATGAATTAAAAAAAAATATAAAAGTAGAAGAAGAACATTTTAAAAATACATTAACTTCAATTAATAAAGATTTTACAACATATAAATCTAACCTAAATAATACCGATTTATCACAACAATACAAGACTATTATAAATACTACCGACCGTTATTATTTAGATAAAATAAATAATATTAATTATAAAATATATATACAAAAAAACGAGTCTATTATTTTTTTAAAAATACTTAATATTATACATAAACACTTAAAAAATCATAATTATAAAATTAAAAAACTAAATAAATCATTAAATAATATAGATGAAAACAAATTCAAGACATATATATATAAAGTAATTCTAAATAAAACTTTATATGATTCAAAATTAAATAATGTTTTAGATAAAACATTAAATACTGACTCAGATACATTAGACACATTAGTCAAAAAAATTAATAATCTAAATAATATTATTAATAAGAACAAAATTATTTTAGATAAATTAGATTTATATAAAAAAAATATTAGTAAATATAATATTAGTCCAAAAAATATACACTTATTAAATATTATGTATAATAATACACTTAATAATCAACAATTATTTACAAGAAAATTACATTTATATTATTCGAAATTAGATAATACTACAAGCAATTTAGAACAAAATATAAACTCATTAATTATTCCTGAAAATAAAACTCAAATATTATCTAATATTGATAGTATGATTAATAAAGAAAATAAAACAAATATTGTTAAATTATTAAAAAAAAAAATTTTTAAAAATACACACAGTGACTATATATATAAATTTAATGACTTAATAAATAAAGTTAAAATACTAAAATACTAAAATACTAAAATATTAAAATACTAGTTATTTTATAATATATTAAACTGCCATAGCAACCTTAATATCGTTTGGATGGGCTTTATATCCTATTAATTTAATATCTTCATAAGAAAAATCTTCTATATTTTTTTTCTTATTTAGAACTACTAATTTACTATATGGATACGATTGTCTATTTATCATTATTTTAGCTTGTTCAATATGATTTTTATAAATATGTGCATCTCCACATACCATTGTTATAAAACCTGGTTTTAAATCTATATCTTCTAAGTTACATAGTAGATGTATAAATAATGCACCCGTACAAACATTCCAGTTATTTGCTAAAAATACATCAGAAGAACGCAAGTATATTTGAACACTTAATGTTTTTTTTTCAGTATTAACATAAAATTGATATTGATGTAAACAACTCGGTAATGCAGCATTACATGATGTTTTTGGATTCCATAAATTTATTAGAATTCTTCTTGAATGAGGATCATTTTTAATCAAATCAATAACATAGTCTAATTGGTCAAAACCATTTTTTTTTCCATATTTTGTTTTACAATCTACATATGTACCACCATAATGTCTCATATTAAATCCATAAGTTTCACCCATATCACCTTCAGGTAACTGAGTTAAACCACGACTATCTAAAAATTCACGCGTTGTATTACCATCCCATATATGAATATTTTTTTCTTTTAAAATATTATTGTCAGTTTGTCCTCTTATATATAACATTAATTCTTCAAAAATAGCTCGTAAAAAACCTTTTTTTAATGTTAATAATGGAAATGTATCGGTTAAATCAAAACTCATAGATGGTTGTGCAAATACACTCATAGTTCCTACATTTGTTCTATCTTTTCTGATACAACCATTATCTAATATATTTTTAACTAGATTTTTATAATTTAATTCTTCATTATTTACATAAATAATACTATTCAAATCATCATTTAAATCATTATTTACATAAACAAAATATCTATAATACATATTATTTTCTTTTTTAAAATTACTTACTTTACTTATTGAAAATCTATTCTTATCAATAGCAGGAAAAAACTTATCACATGTTACTGAAATATATAATTCAGTAACATATATTTTATTTATCATACTTGAATAATTGTCTAATGTATACTTATATAACATTTCACCACCAATTATAAATGTTTTTGAATTCTTAAACATACTAGTTTCACTATTTATATATTCCATACAACTTTCTAAAGATGAAGCAATAAAGTCTACTTTATCCGAATCGTCAAACTTATTTTTTGAAGATATTACAAAATTATAACGATCCTTTAATGGTCTATAATTATTAGGTATAGATTCCCATGTATTTCTACCCATAATTACAATGTTTTTAACATCTACAATATTTGTACTTGTTGTAATAATTTTAAAATGTTTTAAATCATCACTTAGTTTCCATGGTATATTATTACTTCTACCAATACCATTTTTATTACAGTGGCACACAATTAAATTCATTATTATATTTATATATAAGTATTTATTTAAATAATTTAATAATTTAATAATTTAATAATTTAATAATTTAATAATTTAATAATTTAATAATTTAATAATTTAATAATTTA